TGAAGGCGAGAATGTATAGCCATCTTCAAAAGAGTGGTCTCTAGAAGGGAGTAACCTGTAACGGAGGTTTTATGGCTAAATCGCCTGAACTTACCGGTAACGGCTCTCAGTTCTATCGTCAGACAGAAAGACGCGGACAGGGCGCCTAGCGGCGCTCTGTCGTAAGAAGCGTCTGACATGTCCAACGAAGAACTGGCTGCCGCTATCGCAGTTTTACGCGACCTAGCGCACTTACCACCCGAATAGGGCTCTAGGTTCCGGGCTATCTTTAAGATAGCCCCCCTAGATGCTTCCCTTCTGGGCTGACGTTAGTTAGCCCGACCTATTAACTGACCATTGAGGTGATATGGATAAAGTAACGATTTTCCTTGACGAGCCCTCGCAAGAGGGATTTCTCGAAAAGTTTATCGTTGCCCACCCCTTCCTCTTTGGTCTGTTCTTAGGTACCGGCAGTGCCGGTTTGGTGTCAACCATATGGGAGGTTATCCTCATATGGCGGGGTTAATACCTCTGACGCCTTATATCAGCACTATCCCTGAGTATGTTGCTCTGTCGGGGCAGACGAGTCGACCATTCACACTGACGTCTAGCGTTGAGTACGGCGAAATCGTCTTACAGGTTGATGGCAACCCGGTCGTATCGACGGGCCTAATCGAGGCTAATACCTTGATGAAGCGCGACTTTACGACTAAGTGGCCACTGATCCGTAGGAACGCTAAGCTGTACCTCGTTTTTACGTCGGTGCGTAATGGCTACCCTCGTACGGTGACTATCCCTATGAACTTCCCGAAGAAACGTACCAATCGAAAGAGCGGTACGTCTATTCTGGTGGTTCCTCCGGATAATCCGGCATACCCGTCTCCAGTGCGAAAAGCACGGAGTCGAGCCGCGGCTTCTGCTAAAAGCAGTCGTCGTGCAGCACGTGTATCGGTTCCTAAGGCGAGTACACTTCGGCCCAGTCCTGAGACGATCTCGATTCCTTTTAGAAGGATTCTTGAAGATCAAAGTCCTGATCCGCCGTTTACTTATACCGTTTTAACGGATACGGTTGTCCCCATGGTCGCTTTCGAGCGAGTATGGTCAGGCACTCGTACACCGAATTTCGGTGCCCTAAGGAAAGGTCAACTGCCGGTTAATCCGCACAGTGTGACCATTAAAGAAGTCTTATCCAACAAACTGTTGCACGGATCTCGTAGACATACGGGACCTGGCTACAATAGTTGGGTTCGACTTTTTACCGAAATATATGCTGAGCCCCCTATCCCGGGTCATATTGACCTGGCTAGGTTTAATGCGTTAAGACGCCTCATCGATGCGGCCGAGCTCGGGATTGAAGCTAATCTCGCGCAAGACTTAGCACAGATGAATCAGACCTTTAATCTTATTGGTAATTGTGCCAATAGGATCTATAGGTCTATGCGGGCACTGAAGAGAGGAGATATCCCCTCAGCCGCGCGCGAACTAACGCATGGACGGCGTTCCAACAACGTCACCCCTCATGGGCGTCCTTCCGCTTCTAAATCTCTAGCTGATAATTGGCTGGAGCTTCAGTACGGTTGGAAACCTTTGTTAGGTGATATTGAAGGGACGCTAAAGTCAATGGCTAATTTACATACCACTGACCTTGTCCAGCGGGTTGCTGTGTCTGGTAAAGCGAAGACAGATAGTGTGACGCGCCAACTGAGCCAGTATGGAGGAGCTGTAGCGCCTGGTCTTCAAGTTACTACGAAAGTAGTTTCCGAGACCAAGTGCAAGTTCATCCTTAGGTTCAAATTGGCGTCCCCACTACGAGCCTTTGCTGCCCAGACAGGTTTCACCAATCCCATAAACCTCGCATGGGAAATTCTCCCGTTTTCGTTCGTTGTAGACTGGTTCCTACCGATAGGTCCTTACCTGGAGGCCTTTACGGCCTTCGATGGTTTGGATTTTGTCGATGGGTCCCAGACACTATTTACGAGGTCGGAAACGGATACCGCCGTTGACTCGGAAGGACCGAACGCCTTGAACAGTCTCAGCGACTACTGGGAACACGGGCATTACCATTCGAAGACGATTAGATTGGACCGGATTAAGCTTACAGCTTTTCCGACTCCAACCTTTCCGTCTTTAAAGAATGGTCTTGCTAGTGTAACCCATGCAGCCAATGCGATTGCCTTGGTTAAATCGGTTTTTACCAAGTAAAGGGGTAACGGCATCCACGTTTCAAACTAGGAGTTTTCATGTCCGCTATTGCGGCAGTGAAAGTATCGGGTCTTCTCGATTATGGCATTGGTTGGGCAACCACCTCTGCCACTGTCGCGTCAGACTCGACGCTGAGCCCCGAAGGGATTTCTCCCCAGGGTGTCGCGTCATGGGTGGACCGGTCTGGCGGAATCGCCATCGGTTACCCACGTCTCACTATGTCGGTACGTCCGCCTACCAAGGCAAGCCGTATCTACAAGGTGACGATGAAGCTTGTCCTCCCGACCCTCGAGGTAACCGCTCCGTCAACGTCGACCGGCATTCAGCCGGCACCGACGAAGGCGTACGATTGCACCGCGGTCCTGGAGTTCTTCTTGCCGGAGCGTTCCACTGCGGCCGAACGACGTCTTTTGTTCGACCGTGTGAACACGCTCTTCGCTCGAAACGTCCACGCGTCCGACGGCTCGCCGAGTGATACTACCGGCTCGCCGCTCGAAAACGCGGTGACGACTTTCGAGAACGTGTACTAGAAAACAACCTAGTCCACGGCAAGATTTACTCCTGGAGGAAGCCATGTCTTCTAAGAAGTATGGCAGCAGATTCCATCATGGAATCTCAAGCCAACGCGTTCCCGAGGGTGTTGAATCCTCGGCAATCTCGTTGTTTCTCGAAGGTCTTGATTGTCCTCGTTCCCTCACAGTTGACATTCTCTTCCGTATGGGAGAGCATGAACAGCTGGCGGATCTCGAGTTCAATCCTTTGCACTACAATGATCTTGTAGCGCTTAGAGATTCCTACGCAGCCACTAAGTTTTTGTCGAAGTTCAAAGGTTTAAAAATGAACCGAGACTTGGACCGTGTGGCTTTGCAGAAGTTCGAGAAATTCGAACTCCTGTGTAGGGATACGAATAGTCGATTCAGGAACCTAGCTCTTGACCCAAAATTCAAGGGTAAAGCCGTCTGGCTGCATAACGCAGTCATTCGTAAAATTGCGAGGATCCTTGGCGATTATTCGGCCGACGAGTTAACAGAGATGCCTGACTGGGGCCCTGGTGCCTCCACGTTGATAAAACGTAGGGACGCTAGTCCAGCCAAGAAGTTCCGGTGTGAAACCGGGATCACGCGTGATCTGTACAGCCTTATACCCTGGGAAGCCTTGGAGGTTTGTTTTCCTCTTTGGGCTAACCAACTCGTTAGTTCGGGATTTCCGAACTTTCAAGTGGGGAATAAGGTGACCACTGTACCGAAGGATGCTTCGACTAATCGCGTTATCGCCATTGAACCTGGGATCAATTTATGGTTCCAGAAATCCATTGGCGAAATGATTAGAAGAAGACTTCGGCGGTATGGGGTCGACTTACGCTATCAGTCGAGGAATCAAGAATTGGCTCGGCTTGGGAGTATTTCCCATCACCTTGCTACTATTGATCTCTCTTCTGCTAGTGATTCTATAGCTCGTTCCGTTGTCGAGGAATTACTTCCTCGGCGGTGGTTCTTGCTTTTAGAATCTTGTCGATCTCATTATGGCACTCTTGATGGCCGCCTCGTCAAGTGGGAGAAGTTCTCCAGTATGGGGAACGGCTTCACATTTGAGTTGGAGACCCTGATATTCTACGCAGTTGCTTCATGCTGCGCAGAGTACCATAACCTCGGTACATCTGAGGTTAGCGCGTATGGCGATGACGTGATCATCCCTACTGCGTGTCAAGAGACGTTCGCGGAGATGCTTGAGTTCTATGGCTTTCTTCTAAACGTGAAAAAGAGCCATTTTGGCTCACAGTTTAGGGAGAGCTGTGGAGCTCATTTCTTCTCCGGGATTGATGTTAAACCAATCTATCTTAAAGATAGAGTCTCATCTGTTCCAGCGGTTTACCGCCTGGCAAATGCAGTTCGAAGGTTCTCGCACCGTTGTAACTTTCGTTACGGCTGTGATGAGCGCTTCCGTTCTGTATTTGAGCTCCTTGTTAGTTCGGTGCCAAAGCCTTTTCGGCTAAGGATACCTAACGACCTTGGAGATGGTGGCTTCATCTCTAACTTTGATGAAGCTACCCCAGTCCTCGCGAGAGACAAACCTCACACCTTAGGGTGGGAGGGTTACATTGTTTCTCACGTGGTGGAGTTGAGTAAAACTCATCAAGATGAAACAGTGGGCTATTTATTAGCTTCACTTTGGCAGCTAAAGGCAAGCGGGGACCTAGATTTTGGTTTCCGTGAGCATTTAGCGGACATCATCCTTGATCGAACCGAAAGGTTTGATCATGGACGCCATACTACACTGAAAGCGATCACTACCTATCTACGGCCAATACATAAAGTGGGTAAAAACGCTGTCCCACTTCATGGACGAACCGTGTTTAGGAAAGTGAATAGTGTAGTTCAGCAGTG